TCGATAAACTGGATCGGAAGGAAATGCCGATGCGGGTCGATGTGGAAGGCGATCACGTTACCGTCACCAAGGGTGACGATGTGGTAACAGCGAGGAAGTAATGGCCTACAAGACTACAGCTACGACAGACTTCAACCTCGACCTCAACACGATTATCGAAGAGGCGTTCGAGCGTTGCGGTGCTGAACTGCGTACGGGTTATGACTTCCGTACGGCTAAGCGTAGTCTTGCCCTGCTCCTGATGGACTGGTCGAACCGAGGCATCAACCTCTGGACGCTGGAAGAAGGCACCAAGACGTTGACCTACAACGTCGGCACATACGACCTTGAGCCTGACACCGTTGACCTGCTTGACCATGTGATCCGTACTGGGTCTGGCACAAACCAGCAGGACATCAACATCTCGCGCATTTCATCCAGTACCTACGTGTCCATTCCCAACAAGAATGCGACGGGTCGCCCGATCCAGATCTGGATCAATCGGCGTACGGGTGCTACGGGTGCAGATAATGTGGTGGTGAAACCCCAGTTTACGGTTTGGCCGAAGCCTGACAACTCGACCACGTGGACGCTGTACTACACGCGGTTGCGGCGGATGTTTGACCCCGGTACAGGCGTGAATGGGCAAGATATCCCGTTCCGGTTCCTGCCCTGTATGGTTGCAGGCTTGGCTTATATGCTGTCGATGAAGATCCCCGGTGCTGACGCCCGTGTGCAAATATTGAAGGCTCAGTATGACGAAGCGTGGGATCTCGCGGCGGGTGAGGACCGAGAAAAGGCGGCGGTGCGGTTCGTTCCACGTGAGAGCTTCTTGGGTGGCTACTAATGCCGCATAAAGATCCAGAAGCCCGGAAAGCCTATCAGCGTGAATACGCTGCGAAAAACCGTGCTCGTGCGTATCAAAAGGTTAAAGAATGGCGGGCAGCCAACCCGGACAAAGTAGCCGCACAACACGAGCGGTATCGCAAAAAACATCCAGATATTGTCAATGCGAAAACGTTGCGGTGGCGGGAACGAAATCCTGAAAAATATGTAGAAGTTTCACGCAAAACTCGCAAAAAGAACTCAGCACGAATACTTGCAAACAAAGCGAAATATCGTGCGGTGAAAGCGCAGCGGACACCTGTGTGGCTGTTACCAATAGACTATTTTGAAATGGAGTGTATCTACCGTTATCGAAATGGCCTACGCGATTGTGGTTTAAGCTATGAAGTTGACCACATCGTACCTTTGCAAGGTAAAACTGTTTCTGGGTTTCATGTACCAGAAAATTTACAAGTTATACCTGCTTGGCAAAATCGTTTAAAGAATAATTGCCATGCCTAATCGTTTTGCATCTGGAAAAAATGCCATCGCTATGTGCGATGTGTGTGGCTTTCAGTACAAGTTGAAGCAGTTGAAAAGCTTGGTTATTAAAACCAAGAATGTGAATATACTGGCGTGTCCAGAGTGCTGGAATCCCGACCAGCCGCAATTGTCTCTTGGGTTATTCCCAGTTGATGATCCGCAGGCGCTACGGAACCCAAGACCGGACACGAGTTATTTTGCGGTCGGTAATGACGGTGCCAATGGTAGCCGTCAGATACAATGGGGTTGGAACCCGGTTGGAGGATCAAGATCCTTCGATGCAGAACTAACTCCGAATACGCTGGCCCCGGCTGGCGAAGTTGGAACGGTGACGGTCGTTACGACCTAGGAGATTGAGATGAAGAACGGCGATGCAATGAAAGCGTTGAGAAAACACGCTTCGCTTCCGGCGGGCAAGGCTCACGGTATGCGGGCTGGTGGCAAGACCAACAGCGAGATGAAGAAGTACGGTCGGAACATGGCGAAGGTGATGAACCAGCGCAGCCCGGTCCGTAAGTCTTCTGGCCCGAAGTAACTGCCATGAAAGAACTAAACCCCGGCAAGATCAGGCCGAACACTGACTCGACTGGTGAGAATGGCTATCCTGAAAAGGATGTCAACAAGGGCGTCACCCACATGGATATGAAGGGTGCTGGCGCTGCCACCAAGGGTAAGAAGTTCGTCTCGCAGATCAATTTGCAGAACAACGGTAAATACCGGACGGGTTGGAGCTAATGAACTACTCCCAGCTAACTACACTGATTCAGGACTATTGTGAGTCTACGGAGCAGAGCTTCGTGGCGAACATTCCTACGTTCGTGCAGTTGGCTGAGGAGCGGATCTACAACACGGTTCAGATCCCGGCCATCCGTAAAAACGTGACGGGCACGACGAGCAACGGCAACCAATATCTGTCCCTGCCGTCTGATTGGCTCTCGACGTTCTCGATGGCAGTAATTGACCCTGTGACTCAGGACTACGAGTATCTGCTCAACAAAGATGTGAACTACATCCGAGCAGCGTATCCGCCTCCGACCAGCACGGGCAAACCTGCGTATTACTCCATCTTCGACGATACAACGATGTTGCTGGGGCCGACCCCAGATGCAGCCTACACAATCGAACTGCATTACTATTACTACCCGACATCCATCGTCAACGCTGGTACGTCGTGGCTTGGCAACAACTTTGAGTCTGTGCTCCTGTACGGTTCACTCCGTGAGGCGTACACCTATTTGAAGGGTGCTGAGGACATGATGGCGTACTACGAAAACAAGTACCAAGAAGCCCTTGGTCAGTTGAAGCGCCTCGGTGACGGCTTGGATCGTCAGGATGCGTACCGTTCTGGACAAGCTAGGATTCCTGTGACATGAGCTTTGTAGGTGGATCAGAGATTGGCAGTGTGTTTGTACAAACCACGGATAACCGTGAGCACACTGTAGAAGAAATTGCAGAACGTGCGGCTAACCGCATACTCAGTGCTGACTCAAAGGAAGCACTGCATTATTGGCTGGTGAAGTATCTCAGCGAGGCTCAAGAGGCCGAGCGCAAGATGATATGTAAGAAACTAGATCAACAAGGCTATGCGGAAATCGCACACTTAATTGGAGACCTGTAATGGCTATTACTCAAGCAATGACGACTTCGTTCAAGGTACAAATCCTTGACGGAATCCACAACTTTGGTACCGGCGTGATCCGCGCTTCGACGGCTGCGGATGTGTTCAAGCTGGCCCTCTTCACTTCGTCGGCTACGTTGAGCGCGACCACCACGGCGTACTCTTCGGCGGATGAGGTCTCATCGTCTGGTACGAACTACCCGGCGGGTGGGCTGACGCTGACCATCTCGCAGGTGCCGACTTCTAGTGGTACGACGGCTTTCATCGACTTCGATGATCTGACCTTCCCGAGCGCGACGATCACGGCCAACGGTGCTTTGATCTACAACGCAACTCAGGGTGACAAGGCTGTGGCGGTGCTGGCGTTTGGTGGTGACAAGACCTCGACGGCGGGTAACTTCACCATCCAGTTCCCGGCTGCTGCGGCTTCGACTGCTATTCTTCGTATCGCTTAATCGGAGGGTGACATGGCCCTCGTGCTTGCTGATCGCGTCCTTGAGACGACGACTTCGACTGGCAGTGGGACGATTACTCTGGCTGGTGCTGAGCCGGGGTATCAGTCTTTTGCGGTCGTAGGAAACGGAAACGAAACCTACTACACCATTGCGGGTGACACCGAGTGGGAAGTGGGCATCGGTACGTATACCTCATCGGGGACAACGCTCTCCCGAGATACGGTACTGTCGTCAAGCGATAGCGGCAACAAGGTTACGTTCTCTGCTGGGGTCAAAAAGGTATTCGTTACCTATCCGTCTGAGAAGTCCGTCAACTTTGGTGTGTCGGGCAACATCAGTGTGTCATCCGGCGTTATTACGGATGTTGGGTACCCGAGTGCGGACTCCGATGCGGCTACGAAGTTGTACGTCGATAACATGACATCGGCTGCTCTGCACATTCACGAAGCCGTTGTCCTAACCACTCCAGCCGGTTCAGGACGAAACGACAACTACAACAACGGTACTGCGGGTGTTAGCGCGACTCTGACGGCTACGGCCAACGGAACCTTGGTCATCGACAGTACGGTAGCGCAGTCTGCCCAGCGTGTCCTCATCAA